ACTGGGTAACTAATAAAACTTCAGGTGGAAATCAACGCCTTACTATGTTTAAGAAGCCTTTAACTGGCGATGCAGTTAGTGGTGGGTCAAACCCTAGCGCTAGTGGTGACGTTACCCAGATGTTTCAGGATGCTAATATTGAAATTCAATTTGCAACAATGGAGTTTATTAAAGACCGTATTGTTCTATGCGTAAACAATAAAGTATATGAACTATCTACCGTAGCATCTTCTTTACCATCACCTGTATACACAAACCCTAATGTAAATTATCACTACACATCTGTAGCAGCATCAGGTCCTGCTATCTATACCGCTGGACATTCTGGTATTTATTCTACTATTCAAAAGTACACGCTATCTACCGCTGGTGTAATGCCTACCCTTACATCTGCAGTAGTTGCAGCAGAACTACCCGCTGGTGAGATTGTAGAAAAGTTATATTACTATTTAGGTTACATGATAATTGGAACTAATAAAGGTATTCGAGTCGCAACAGTCTCAGACCAAGACGGTTCAATTAACTATGGTCCTTTGATTGTAGAAACAGCACAACCAGTCTATGACTTTGCTGCTAGAGATAGGTTTGTTTGGGCAGCATCAGGCATAGGCGCTTTAGATGGCGGACTTATCCGCCTAGATTTAGGAACAGAAGTAGAACCATTACGCTTTGCCTACGCAAATGATTTACAGATACAACAGGATACAGAACACTACACAACAGGTGTAGCATTTCTTGGTGCAACCAATAGACTTGCATTTACTACAGCCTACAATGGCACAGATGGTGCAATTTATTTAGAGTCAGCCACAGAATTAGTAACCAACGGCTATCTAACAACAGGCTATATTAGATATAACACACTAGAACCTAAAAACTTTAAGCGTCTTATTGCACGTGGAAATTATGAGTTTGGGTCTATGACTCTACAAACAGTTACCGCTGATGGTACTGCATTTGATGTCGTATCTTATGACGCATCAGTACCACCAGTTGAGGTAACTACATCTAATCCACAGGAAGCACAGGAGTATTTATCTTACAAGTTTATATTGTTTCGTGATGCTACTGACTCAAGTAAAGGTCCTGTTATGGAGGGTTATCAGGCAAAGGCTTACATTGCTACACCACGACAGAGAGTTATAAAGTTTCCTGTCTATTGTTATGATGTAGAAACAGACAAGTATAATGTGCTAACGGGATATGACGGACGAGCATTTGACAGAATCACACAACTAGAATCTGTCGAACAAAACGGTGATGTTGTTACATGGCAAGACTTAACCACAGGTGAGTCACGTCAGGCACTCATTGAACAAATCTCATTCACCCGTTTGACTCCACCTGACCGTGGCTTTAATGGTTATGGTGGCATCATTGATATCACGATAAGGACTGTGTAATGCAAGCACAAGACTATGCAACCGTTGCTGTTGCTGTAATGACAATTGTAGGTGGCTTTGCTGCAGCGGTACGCTGGATGGTTAAGCACTATCTTAATGAACTCAAGCCTAATGGTGGTTCAAGTGTCAAAGATTCTGTTACTAGATTAGAAACAAAGGTAGAAGTTCTCTACCAAATGATGTTACAAAGAGGGAAGAATGAATGAAGAATGTTGTCAAGAGAGCCACACCTGCCGCTATTGCTGTCCTTCGACAAGCCACAGCGATAGCGCCATCTCGTATGAAAGCATCCGATGGGCTTCTGCCGTCGAACGCTCATCTAAAACAGAATCCAACTAGCGACCACAATACTGGACTTGCTGTTGACTTAACACATGACCCTAAGAATGGAATTGATTGTGCTAACATTTTTGAAAAACTTAAAGAAGATGAGCGGGTTACTTACCTTATCTTCAAAGGCAAGATATGGTCTAAGGAAAAGGCTAAGCAAGGAAACAGACGGTACACTGGGAGTAATCCTCATAACAGGCATCTACATATTTCTATTGATGCTGCTTGCTCTGCCGATACTTCTCCATGGTTTTGGTGGTTAAATCAACCAAAGATTATTAGTCAAGTTATTGCTAAAGTAACACCAGTACCTGCTAAGAAAGCATATACAAAACAAGTTTGTACTTGCTGCAAATTGCACAGTACAAAATCCTAATCCCCTAGGAGGAATAATGGAGCAATTCAAACAACTCGGACTAACATGGTTCCGTGCAGCAGCAGCATCTGCTGTAGCACTTTACCTTGCAGGAGAGACAGACCTAAAGACCTTAGCAATGGCAGCAATCGCTGGCTTTGCTGGTCCACTACTCAAGTGGCTAGATAACTCTGCCCCAGAGTTTGGTCGCGGTTCAAAGTAGTACCCATTTAAGGGGCTTAGCAGCCCCATAGAGACAGTAAACCCCCCGTTCTGGTTTCCCCTACCAGCGCGGGGGGTTTTTTCTATTTCTGCAGGGCAGAAAGTATGTCTTCAACCTTAATAAGGTAGCCCTTACTAGGGTTCGGAGGTATGTTGCAAGTAATGGCTCTTCCCCGAACCGTTACTACTTGCTTGAGTACCTCCGTTGGTATCAACAGGGTTGCCCCCTCTAATACAAAGGCCCAGTATTCTGCCTTAGTACTAGATAGTCCTGATAGATACCAATTCTCATTGTTGTGCGACCAGCAAACTGTTTCGATGTATAGATTGCCAGTATCTTTCCATTTCAAATCTGTCTTTACTTCTACTGTCTTGCCACCTGTTAGTAGTTGTTCTACTAACCCTTCTCCTTCTTGTCCCTTTGCTAGGTCTAAGTCGAAGTCTGATAGTTTGCTCATGGGTATCCTAAGTATAGTGGCTTGGCTGTAATGTTGAGTTTGTTTCTCATTAGTTTACGTTCATACTCTGTAGTACCGCCCCAGAATCCAAAGACAGCGTGTCTAAGTGAGTAGTCTAAGCACTGCTTCTTAACTTCACAGTTGCTACAGATTTTCTTAAGCATCTTAACTTCTCTATATGTAGAACTACCATCTGGTACAAAGAACTCCTCTGACTCTACACTTCTGCAGTTAGGTGTGCCTTGCCAATCTGGGTATTCCATCTATCCTCCTGTTGAGTAGAAGCCTGTGCCATTGAACTTGATGGCTGGTGCTGACCATATACGCTGCATGATTTCACCACAAGTTGTGCAGGCTGGCGGTATATTTTCGCTTACTTCAATTACATCTGAACAACAATTACATTTGAAATCAAACAGTGGCATTAGTTAAACTCCTGGCCCGTTGGGTGAGGGAGTGTGACCATAGACCCACAGTTAGCGCACTCTCCATCAAGGAAATAAAAGCATATTTCACCTTGGTCAAATGCAACAAGCGCATGAAATACATCCCCTCCACATACGCAAACATCTCCAATAGATTCTCCTCGCAAATCCATAGCGTGTGTGTAATCCGTTGGGTGTAGTAACTCTCTGATTTCTTTAGCAACACTATTCTCCTCGTTCGTCATCATCTGCCTCTACTAAATCATCATCAGGCTGTGGTTTCCATCCGCCTAGGTTTCTAATTAGAGATGCAATAGTTCTTTGGACTTTCATTCGTGCACCATCTGGTGTTGTGTCCAACTCTTTGGCTGTCTCACTCCACTCGACATTGTCCACTGTGAATCTGACCTTAAGGATAAACTGCTTTGCTTCTGACAGTTTATAATATGCTGCTGCAATATCAGACCTAAGTACTAGCCAGTTGTTGCCATCATTGGCAGCCTCTGACTTGTTGAACTTAAAGTTAAGGTCTTTAATCTTAGTTGGAATCTCATACGACTCAGCAATGATTGATGGTAAGAACGCTTCGATAACAGATGCATCGTAGTAGTAGAGGTCAAGCAACTCATAGCCAACCGTCCGTGCTTTTTCGCGTTCACAATAAGTAATTGCTTTATTGCGAAGAGACTTGGCTATGAGTTTGTCCTTGTCTTTTCTTGGCAGGGCTGACCACTCTTTGTACTTAACTGGGTGACTAACGAACCATATCCACAGCACCTGCTGTATGTCTTGCTGGTCAGTCATTGGGTATTTGCGCTGGTATTCGGCAGCAACAGCCACAACCATCTGCTCATACTCTTCTAAGTAGTCCACGTTATCCCTCTGCTACGCCTTCCCATTGTCGCCTTTGCACCAATAGTCCGATTATTGCATAGTTTGCTAGGTCAATAAAGGTATCTTCAATACTTTCATAGTTGGGCGTGTCGCTACTTTTGTAGTAAAGGTTTTCTAATCGTGCCATCTTGTCGTGCATACGCACAAGTAGTCCATTCATTGCACCACCTGGAGCATTGGCTATGTTAAACGGGCCGTAGTCTTGATGTTTACGCACCATAATTATACGTAGTTCATTTAATATATCTTCAAAATTATTCAGGTCTTTCATTAAGTATCTCCCTAGCCTGTTCTTCAAAGTCCATCATTGCTTCTTGCACTAATACTTCTTCTACAATCTCATCTCCGTGCCCTGCTTCTGACGATACTAGCACTGCTGCCAGCATTGTTAACATGCTGTTGGCTTTTTGTGGGTCTGTTTTATTTGCCATCCACACATCTCTTAACGCATTAAGGATATCTAATCCCTTGCTATTGGAGATTGGTATGCCTATGTATCTAGGATGTTCCTTGATGAACTCCCATACTTCCTCACCATTATTAAGAAATGCATTTTCGGATTCGCTCATTAATAAACTCTGCCCCCTCTAGCATTACTATGCTGTTTACATCATGCCCTTCTGGCATCTGCACTATATTAACATTACCTAACTCTCGGCTAACCTTCTTGCCAAAATCCATACCTGCTGTATCGCCATCTGCTAATACAATTACTGTATCAAAGTCATCTAATATCTTAGAGTAAAACGGTTTCCAATTGTTGGCCCCTGGAATACCTACGGCTGGATGGTTAGTCTTGACACTAACTGTAATGCAATCTATCTCTCCCTCTGTCACACAGATATAATCTGATGCAGTAAGAACTACTTGTGCATTGAACATGCTGGTCTTAGCACCTGGCATACCCATATACTTTGGGTCAGCATTACCTATCGCTCTGAATCTAATATCAACTACACCTGATGGTGTTATGTATGGTATTGCTAGCCTGCCTGTGTACTGTTCATGACCTGGAAGAGCGTCCTTTACCACTCCAAGATGAAAGCGTTGCGCCTCGTCGACCGAGAGATTGCGTGTTGCTAGATACTCTGTTGCTAGATGAATCTGTTTTGCGTACTGGTGCGTCGCCTGTAAGAGAAATTGTCTGTGCGAACTTGACAGCCTCACTGTAGTTACCTCCTTCTCTATGCATAATTAAATCGTATACATCTCCACCAACACCACATCCGTGGCATTTGAATCTGTTTTCTTCAAAGTTAATACCTGCTGATGCATGACTGTCCGCATGAAATGGACACTTAATTTTGCGCCAGCCGTGTCCCTCAGCAGGCACGGCTGCGCCTACATATCTTAAGTAGTCCGCGATACTATGTTTCACCCATTGCCTTTCTGATTAGGGCAAGCCAAATGCTGGCTGGCATTGTGCAATACCACTCACCAACATCTGACTTACCTCTGCGCTTATGTAGAACTGTCCCAGTCCACGCGTTGTCGTTCTTAATCTCTACTTCTAACTCTTTCACCCAAGCGCTCAAGTCCATGCGGACGTGGTCTTTAACCTCAATGGTCACTCCATTCACACCGCTGATATCACCTTTATCTAGTTGTGCTCCTGCGATTCTGCGGTCTGCATATGGAAAGCCATTGACCTTTAACCACTTGACAGCATCTGCTTCTGCCTTGCTGCCTTTACGCTTGGCTGCTGTACTCATTCTTGTGGCTCGTCCCTAACTTCCGTTAGTTCCCATCTACCTGTCTCTGCTTTCTTTGCACGTTCTTCTGCTATTTTTAATGATGATGCACGAATAACTTTTACTTTATATTGTGAGTATGTAACTCTATACTTTGGCATTACACTACCTCCTCTTGTTGGTATCTAACTGCTACATCTTCTAAGTACATAGACTCAGGATTAAATGACAGAGTAACATAGTTACTGCCTGTCTGGTCAGCCCGTCCGTATCTGTTTTTAACTGGGGCTACGCATAAGAATGTTTCGTCTCCCTGTTTCATTTGTCCGATTGTAAGTACCATTGCTGGTATCTGATTGACCATGCCCTGCACTGCGCTACGCGGCTGACAAGGATAGCCATCAAAGCCTTCTTTGGTGTGATGTAGCACCAACACTGCTGCGTTGGTATCTCTGGCTAGGTACTTAAGTTCTTTCATAACGGCACGCA